GAGAAGCCGTACCAGAAGCAGGTGCTGCACCAGAAGCAGGTGCTACACCAGCAGCGGAACCAACAGCACAGCCAGCTACTTGAGATAAGTAGTTTATATGTCAGTTCTGCCCAACTTCCACGGAAGCACAACTTTTAATAATAGAATAACTAGTTATGATGCGTTGGCCTGGCGCATACGCCACATGCTTGGTGAACCACTAATACAGGTAGAAATTAGTAATGAACAAATGTATCAAGTAATTGATACAGCCTGTGAATATTTTACAAAATTTGCAGGCACTACTGAGGAGTTTTTGGTTTTTAAATCTGACTTATATGTTCCTGGAGTTGGTTTGCCAGTTGGACGCATTATTAACAGTACTCCAGAAATGACTGGGCCTGAAAACCCAGATCAATTAAATTTTCCTCAAATATATCAAGAAGTTAGTAATACCACAGGATCTCAATATACAGCTATTATAGGCGATGGTGTAAGATCTACCTATGGTATTCTCCATAGTTTAAATACAAAAAACATTATTGTACAGGTATGGGATAATGTTACAGGAGAATCTGTGTTTGTGCAGGTCAAATCTATTTCAAACGACCATTGTGAAGTTTCTTTTGATGATGTTATACCATTAAATTCATATAGAGTAGTGGTTATGAGTGGTATATCCGCATCTGCCTATACAGCCTTTTTAGGAAATGACGTAAACAATACGTTTGTAGTGTCTCACAATTTAAATTCTCAAAATGTTATAATTCAGGTATATGATCAAGAAACAGATGAATTAGTTTACCCCTCTATTTCAAACATATCTCCAAACCAAAGTCTTATTGGGTTTAGAAATCCAGTAGAAGCTGATAGATACAGAGTTGTTATCATGACAAGCTTGATGCCAGCGGCCAATAATCCTATATTTGCTAAAACACACAGTGTTGGATGGGACTTTGATATGAACAACTATCGTAAGGTAGTAGATGTTTATTCTTTTGCAGAAGGTAATAATGCTGGAATAAACACTTTATTTTCCATTGAACACACAGTTGCACAACAAGCTTATTTTGGTCACTTATTAGGTAATGTTGGTTATGACTTAATAACCTGGCAAGCTCTAAAAGGTTGGTTGGATTTAAGAGAGAAGGTATTAGCAATGACTCCTTATTTGAGATTTTATCCAGAATCTCAAATGCTCAAAATTATACCCGAGCCCAACAAAAACAGTCCAGCATATTACGGATTGATTGGTTGTCATTTGCAAAAACCCATCAAAGACATAGTAAGTCAATTATGGGTTTACAGATATGCATTGGCTTTAGTCAAAATAACCGTTGCTCATACAAGAGGAAAATATGGAGGCACTACTTTATTTGGTGGTCAAACCGTTTCTTATCAGGATCTCATGTCTCAGGGCATAGCAGAAAGAGATAAATTAGAAGACGAGCTCATGAATAAGCACGTTGACACGATGCCGGCTAGATTCTTTATAGGTTAGTATGCGCAAGTACCTTCGCAAAGATTCTAGATACAATCAAGGCAAGTTTAATCCTCAAAATTTAACCAAGTATAAAGGTTCTTTGCCTATTATATTTAGATCTAGTTTAGAACTACAAGCTTTTAAATGGATGGACAGAAATCCAAACATTATTAGTTGGGGTTCAGAATCTGTTATAATTCCTTATTTTTCTCCTTTAGATATGGAGAAAAAAGTACATCGATATTTTGTAGATCTAGTGGCTCACTTAAAAACTAAAGATGGTACTATCAAAAAATTGTTAATAGAAGTCAAACCTTCTAAACAAACTACAGCGCCTACATACAGTCCTCGTAAAGGAAAAAAAACTGTGCTGTATGAACAGACACAGTTTTTAATTAATTCTGCTAAATGGGAGGCAGCCAAGGCCTGGTGTGATAAAAATGATTATACATTTTTAATCTTAACCGAAAAACATCTCAGAGATTAAGCATAACCTATTAGTGTGTTCGGATTTTTCTTGTCCAAAATTCCATGAGCATTATACAAAGTTACTTGCGGTATGCTATGAGTGTTTTCTTGAACCGTTCCAAGAGTTTCTGTGGGTAGTGAATTTTTTGGAAGATGGTCTGTTTGTGTTTTCATTGCTTTGAAAAGTGGAGCAATGTCTACATATTCGTTTACTGATGATACTAATGATACTGGTTGCATGGTGTAGTAATTATACATTTTTAAGGTCACTTTTCAATTAAATTCTTGATATGACACACTCTCGGTATAAATATTTTTTGTAACTATACTATGAGTAACAGTGTTTATCGTTTATTGGTAGAAGAACCCACATACGAAGTAAAATATTTGATTGAGGAAAAAAATCGCAACACTCCATCTAATATGTTTATTCATGGCCCATTTCTAATGGCTAATGAAGCTAATAAAAATAGAAGGATTTATCCTCTAGAAGAAATGGTCAAAGAAGTTAACCGCTACACCACGGAGATGATTAACAATCAACGGGCAACTGGAGAATTAAATCATCCTCAAACTCCTGATATTAATTTAGAGAGAGTTTGTCATATGGTTACAGAAATGAAACAAAATGGAAATATTTTTGAAGGTAAATCAAAAATACTTTCTAATCCCATGGGTCAATTGGTAAGGTCTTTAATATTAGACGGAGTAAAATTGGGTGTATCTAGTAGGGCTCTTGGAAAGTTGGAACCGGATAAAAACGGTGTTAATAGAGTAGCAGATTTTAAATTAGTGGCAGTTGATGTGGTAGCAGATCCTTCCGTACCAACTGCATTTGTTAACGGAATTTTAGAATCCAAACAATGGGTGTTAGCGGAAGATGGTGGCTTTGCTCCTTTTTACGAAAAATTTGAAAATAGCATTTCAACTCTTCCTCTTAAAAACAAGGACAGTTATTTAAAAGAACAAATAATAACTTTTATTAACGCACTGAAATCTATTTAGTACATCTCCTGGATAAATATCCTTATAACCATGAATACAAATCGTCAATTAATTTCTAAATTTGTGGCACAGCTTTGTGAAAAACAATATGCATTTGCCAACTCTACACTTGCTACCATTATAGAAGCCAAGTTGAAAGAAAAAATTAAAAAAGAAGCAAACAAGCTTGCCGAAAAAAAAGATTCTAAAAAGAAAGAATCCAAAGCTGATAAAAAGAAAGAATTTTTAGCCAAAATGGCTGCCGGCAAAAAAAATTCCAAAAAAGCCCCTAACAAGAATAAATAAATTATAACAATTTTATGAATATAGCTGCTATTCTCAAGAATATTGACAAAAACGTTTTAAATGAAGAGACTGCAACAGCAATTGCAGAAGCTTTTGATTCTGCTGTAAATGAAAAAGTTTCAGCTCGCATTGGTTTAGAAATTGAAAAGGCTCTAAACGAACAAGATGTAGACCATGCATCTAAATTAAAAACTTTAGTTGAAGCTATTGATGCGGATCACACTGCAAAATTGGAAAAAGTAGTTGAAGCCATCACAGAAAATCATCTCGGTAAAATGAAACACATTGTTTCTCATTACCGCAAGGCCATCAATGAAAAGGCTGAATCCTTCAGTAATAAGATTGTTGAGGAAATGAGCAACTATTTAGATCTTTATCTTGATAAGATGGTTCCTCGTGAACAACTGCAAGAGGCAGTTTCTAATACATCAGCCAAGCAACAATTAGAACAAATCAAAAAAATCATTTCTTTGGATCCCTCTTCTTTAAATGAAGATGTTAAGCGTATTGTAATTGAAGGTAAGTCTAAGATTGATTCTCTTCAATCTCAACTTAATGAAACTTATAAGCAAAACATTACGTTAAATGAACAAGTCAAGCAAGCCAAAGCAGCTCTTTTGATTGAACAAAAAACAAAAGGCATGGCTTCTTCTAAGAAAGAATTCATCACTAAAATTTTAAGTGACAAGTCTACAGAATATATCAACGAAAATTTCAATTATGTAGTTGGTATGTTTGAAAGGGAAGAAAGAACTTCCAGTAATAATTTAGTCAAAGAAGCATCTAAAACAGCAGTTTCTGCTGATGCTAAAGTAGTTTATCCTCAAGTAGTAACCGAATCTGTTGCTACAGTTCCTCAAACTCCTGTAAATGAATATTTAACAGGTTTGAAGAGAGTTAGATAATTTTAAGTTGGAGAAATACACGGCGTATTCCTCGAAATATATCACAGTAAATAGAAACAACAAAACATATGAGTAATGTAAGTTCCGCACCTGGATACATCGACGCAAATCGTGCAACTCAACTTCTCGAGAAGTGGGCTCCCATGCTTGATTTTTCAAGCGACAAGGTTGCTCCGATCGAAAGTGAACATCAACGTTTGGCAACAGCCATGTTGATGGAAAACCAAGAGCGCTGGTGCTTAAACGAAGCTGGCAATGTTGCTGGTTCTGGTGGTGTCTTTGGCACCTCTGGCACAGCATCCTCCGTTGGAGGTCTTTATGCCGGTGACGGTTATGCAACCGGTGATTCACGTATGCCTAAGGTGTTAATCCCTATGGTCCGCCGTACCTTCCCTGAATTGATCACTAACGAAATCGTTGGTGTTCAACCAATGAGTGGTCCGGTTGGTTTGGCTTTTGCCTTGCGCTATCGTTATGAGGCTCAAAGTTTAGGTTCTACTGGATTGGACGGTTACACAACTGGATCCACCACCCTTGGTGCTGGCATCCAACGCAGTGCAATCGGTGGTCAAGAAGTTGGTTACCAATATCTTGATTCCCGCTTCACTGGTACATCTAGTGCTCAACTCTCTGGTAACACTGATTTCAGTGTTGCTGCAGAAGACGCTGGTGTTGCTGCAATCCTCAGTCAGTATGAACTTACTGGTAATATTCCTCAAATCACAGTTGAATTCAATAAGACTGCAGTTGAAGCCGGCACACGCCGTCTCGCAGCTCGCTGGTCCGTTGAACTCGAGCAAGATTTGAAGAACATGAACGGATTGGATATCGATTCTGAATTAACAAATGCGATGAGCTATGAAATTCAGGCCGAAATCGACCGTGAAATGATTATCAGAATGCTTCAGATCTCTCTCAACGCTGGTAAAGGCACTGGATATAGCTTCTGGTATGCAGCTTCTGCTGATGCTCGTTGGTTAGGAGAACGTAATCGTGACTTCTACGCCAAGGTCATCGTTGAAGCTAATCGTATCGCAATTCGCAATCGCCGTGGTTCCGCTAATTTTATTATCGCAACCCCGAAAGTTTGTGCAATTCTCGAGATGTTACCTGAGTTTCAATGGATGCCTGTAAACGGCAACGTGAATACACAACCCACTGGCATTGCCAAGGTTGGTACTCTCGGTGGACGTTTTACAATCTATAGAGACACACGTACTGAAGCTCAAAACCTCACCACTCGTGGTGGAGCCACCAATCCTGCGAATGCATTAGAGTATGCCTTGCTTGGTTACAAAGGTACCGAGTATTACGATACCGGTATTGTCTACTGTCCTTATATTCCTGTTATGATTCAACGTACAGTTGGACCTAACGACTTCAGTCCTCGTGTAGGATTGATGACCCGTTACGGAGTCGTAGATTATATCTTCGGCGCTTCCCTCTACTACCATACAATCATCGTTAAGGGATTGGGATCTGACAATGTAAACGGCAACGGTGGTAAGCTCTACATGTAATCCTTGGAGTACAGATCACAAAACACCCATCCTCAAAAGGGATGGGTGTTTTTTTGCTTTGATTTCCCTGTTTGTTATACTAATATAAGGTATGAATTTGAAAAGATATGCATTTTGTGGAGCACATGGCGTAGGTAAGTCTACAGTTTTGCAGGCAATTAAACCATATTTCGAACAATGGGGGTTGACACTGGTGGACAATAGCAGCAATGCTAAGCAATTGAAGGAAATGGGGCATAGTATTAATGATTCTGGCAAGGAATTTGTACAACACGTAGTAACAGCAAGTCATGTAAGCAATTTTGCAAGACCCTATAGTTGGTTTGCAGATCGATGTGTAGTTGACGGATGCGCTTATATGTGGGAATCTGGTGTTGATCAAGCCTGCAAAGAATCAATATTGGCACAATGTTTCTATTTTAGGGGTCTATATGATCAGATTTTTTATATTCCTATTGAATTTGATATGCCAGAAGATGGATATCGTAAGGTGGATGAGGAATATCGTTATAAAGTAGATAGAAACATGAAAGGATTGTTGTCTAAATCAATCAATGTAACCACAGTTAAAGGAAGTGTAGAAGAAAGAGTTGATATTATTAAACAATATTTTGATAATCTGTAATATGAATCTGTTTATTTTAGATCTAGACCCAAAAATAGCCGCTCAATATTATCAAGACCTTCATATTAACAAGATTATCATAGAAGGAACACAGTTACTGGCAGCGGCTTATCCTCTTGATAGACTAGCACAAGATGATTGTCCTCGTACTCAAAAAGGTACTGTACGTAAACACGGACATTACAACCATCCAATGACCAAATGGGTAAGGACAAATATGACTAATTTTGTTTGGACTCTAAATCATTTAGATGGTTTATATCAAGAAAGATTATATAGGTTTGAAAAAGAACATTTTAGCAAAGACTTTATTGAATGGGCTTGGAATAATCCTCCAGATCTACCACACGGCGAGATGACGGAACATCCTCAATGTTTTGCTGTTTCATTTCCTCAATGTATTGTACCAGGCAACCCTGTAAAGGGTTATCAAAATTATTATAACGCTGGTAAAAAAGAATTTAAATTTGGTTCTAAGATAGTAAAAGCAAAATGGACTAAAAGAGAGGTTCCTTTCTTTTTCGAGAATAAATAGAATTATGAATTTTAAATCTTTTTATACTGAAGCTGTTAATAAATTTAACACAGAATGGCAAGTTACAAGAGAAGAAGCCAAAAAAATTAAAGATGTTGATAAAAAAATAGCTCATGTTAAAAATTTCTTAGAACAAAATCCTTCTAAAGCAAATTTGGGTAGAGTTTTAAATTGGACTCGTATGACCAAATTGGGTTATAAAAATTCTTCACCAGAATTAGCACAAAAATTTGAAGAATATTTAGATTATCTAGATTTAAATGCAGGTAAATTTACAGAAGAAGACAAGGATATAGATTTAAACGATCTCCCGGAAGCCAAGTTTATAGCAGTATACAAGGATTTGGCTCATAGAAAGAATGATTTTCAACACGGTGGGAAAAGACCCGAAACTATGAAAAATTATTTGGCTCAAATGAAAGAAGTAGCCAAGCGAAGAAATATTATTCTACCCAAAGACCCTCAAGAAACTTAATCTTCTAGCATATCAAGTGGATTTTTCTTAGATTTTACTTCTACAAATTTGTTGATTACTTCATCTCTTGTAGCAATAAGAATATTATTAGCAGATGGTAATTTAGAAACAATGTCTTTCTTTCCGGCTATATCCATTTTCTTCAATTCAACAGCTGTAGTTGCTTGTTTTTGTTGAAGATTAATGCTATTAAGAGAGTCTATGGCCTTGGTTGTAGCACCAATCAAAGAAGCCAGTGCAGTTACTTCCTTAGGATCGGCACCTAACATTATATTATTAGACAAAGCAGTAATAGCATTCAATCCGGCTTGAACTATTTCTGTAGTTTTTTGATAAACATATCCATTAACATTGTCATCCGTCACCTGTATTTCTTCTTTCTGTAATGGCACCATTACATTGCTAGTAGGAACAGAGGACGCTTTAAGTTCACTGATAATATTGTCGATTTCTGAGTCAGATTCCATTTGATAAAATAAAAAGATGTTATAATATTTACTTCTATGAGTATAAAAGTATCGATTGAAAACTATGGGACTTTTTTTATTAAACAATCAAAAGTAGTAGAACTCTTGTCTTGGCTTCAGCAAAACCAAGATCCTAGTCTTGGAGAACTTACTAATAGATTTGCTGAAGGACAACTTATTAACGAATAATTTATGGATAAACCCAACTTTCTTAAACCATTAAAAATTGGCTTCAAAAAAACTCACCCAGATGCTCAACTTCCGGTTCGGAAGAGTAAAGGAGACACTGGTTATGATCTCACCTCAGTAGAGGATGTAGTCATTCCAGCCAAGGGTTCTGCTGTGGTGCCCACCGGAATTACAGTAGCTCAAGTGCCTATTGCAGTTTGGTTTCTAGTTCTTCCTAGATCAGGTATGGGATTTAAACACGGCATTCAACCTCATCTTGGTGTAATAGATAATCCTTATAGAGGAGATCTGGGTATCAAACTTTATAATTTTTCAGACACTGATTATAAAGTTACAAAAGGAGATCGAGTGGCTCAAATTGCATATTTTCCTTTAATTACATTGGAACCAGAATGGACTGAAAACATCGAATCCACTTCTAGAG